CATACCACCAATATTGGGTGTCATTTAGCTCATATTTCATTTCTTCATAAGGAGTGTTATAAGAATTGAAGATATCCCCGATCATAAAGTCAGGGATATCTGCAAATTCTTGCGACTTAACACTATCTGTATTTCTGAAATAATCAATAAGCTCTGATTTTACATCATAAGGAAGCTCTGGTTTTATTATTTCTAACATAGTATTAATTTAATTTTTGTTTATTCTGTCTTGTAAGTTATCTACTAGGTTTTGACAATTATCTGATTTAGACATTGTGTCTTTTAGCATATGAGTCAATGCATCACATTCCTTTTCATATAAAGGATTTAATTTCAATTGACTAACATCATTCTCTATGCTATTTAGATTTTGAATCAAAAGATCATCATCATTTATTGATGGTACATTTTTAATCTTTGTCTTAATAGCAGCTATTGCTGGATCCTCTAGTTTCCCTGAAAGATCATTATGCATTTCAGGACAAACAAATTCACAACATTTCATTATTGCTTCAGCATCAGAATAATTCCATATTAATTTTATTCCCTTTACTATTTCTGGAATCGCTACAGCTGTCCTATCTGATATGTCTTTGTAAACACATTTCAAGAAAATCTTCATCATGTTTCCATTCAAAGTTTCTGCGTCCAGGTCAGCTTTTTCTGGAATTTTTATAGATATTTCCAGTTTCTTATTTAACCAAACCTTTCCCGCTATATCCATCAGCTTTACTCTATCAACAGTATACTTGATTAGGAATCTATCCCAAAATGGTGCATCTTCTTCATCTTTATTGATGATATTACAGGATCCGGCAAACAGCTTCCATTTACATTGTCGTATCTCTCCTCCAAGAAATAATGCTCTTTCTCTCATTACCGACAACATTGTATTTCTAACAGCAGAAGATCCCTTATCAACTTCATTTATCAATACATAGCCAGCATCAGCTACCGGAGCATCTATTTTGTACTGCTTGTCAACAAGAAGACTTTCCATGTTTACTCTTCCCTTTATTTCAGACGACTTCGTTCCTTCGTCCAATTCCAGGATAAAACAATTTTCTCTTGTTTGTTGTTTGTCGTAATTGTACATAGCAGCTGCATAATCAATTAGTGATTGTGTCTTTGCTACTCCTGGTACTCCTACAAGTAATATTGGTTTTTGTGTTGATTCTCCTAATGCTATTACTTTGAATAGTTCATCTTTGCCAACTAACCTGGTTTTGATTTTTCTGTTTATCATTTTTATTAGAAATTATTAAAATTAAAGAAATGGAGGGTCCCTATCCTTGCCCGGTGTTTAATGTCTACATGGACTCCACTTTGTTGTGGGATATCAGTCTACTCGGAATTTATAGTAGCCTTTAAGAATAGGGATCTCTCAGTATTTAGAATGGGAATTCATCGTCTTCTTCAGCTTTTACAACTGGAGCTTCCTCTTTTTCCTTCTTTTTAGTAACCTTTACCGGTTTTGCTTCTGGCGTAGGTTCTGGCGTAGGTTCTGGTTTGCTAGGAGCAGACACATCCCCCCTTAACTCAGCAAATTTGATCAACTTATCTTTGTCATCATCAGTAAGATCAGTTATCGCTTTAGTTGCATCAAAAGTCATGGTATCAAATTCAGCTGTAGTTCCACAATACCAAAATTGAGGATCAGTAACTTCCAGGAGCTCATCCTTTCCATCTTTTTCATAACTGATTATCTTCTTCCTGCCTTTAACAGCAACAGTTAATTGCTTCCCTTGAAATTGTACAAGCTGATCAATCAAACCTTGCTCATCCTTACATGGCTGTATGTTGTATCCAAATGCTCTATGAAACAATCTAACTAACTTTTCTCTTGGTATGTCAGTATTTGGACCAGCTATTTTAAAGAACTCTTTAAATGTTCTGTGTTCTTCATCTTTCTCGAAATCTACAACAATCATAGGATTTCCATCCTTTTTTGAATGATCTAAAGAAATTACAGATAATTTAAGTAAATGCTTTCCAGGCTCTACATTTTTCTTGTTACTGGAAAACGATGCCTCTTCTGAAGCGGTAATAATTTTGTCTAACGACTTTTTATCGAATAACATGGGTTTTATTTTTTGATTAACATTTAATTGATTAAGATCTGTAATTGGTACAATGTGAACCTTTATTCCAGATCGTACTGATTTAGATGGATATTTCCTTACTTCATCAGCAGATACTATCCAGTTTCCCGGATAAAGAAGTTTACCATTTTTATTTTTATATGATATACTAACTTCTATTTTTTCTCCCAGAGGTACATCTTGAACATTTAGGCCTACACTCCTTGGATTTTTCCAAATAGGCTCTATAATGTCAATCTTATACATCATATTCTTTTATTTTCTTGAACACAAAAGCTAAATCATTATCAATTAAGACATCTTCAAACATTTCAAATGGAGATTTGGCTGGGACCAATCCATTAGTTTGAGTTCTAAAATGATATTGAGCTTTACCATTCTCATCCAGATTCATTTCTGAATGTAAAACAATATCAAATTCTTTTTCTACTGCTCCTTTCCATTCTTGACCTTTAACTTTTGCAGTTACAGTAGTATCTCCGGTAAGATCATTTACATTAATATCATCATGAGAGATCACTACAGTATGCTTACCTGCATCATTCAGTTTTCTTATTCTTTCGAACAGGTAATAGATCTTTTCATTATAATAAGTAAAAACATCCCATCCTTGTTTAAGTATCCT